TCCAGGTCGAGGCCGGCGAGGTCCTGGTGCTCCTCCGGGAGTGGACCTCGGAGTTCATCAGGGAGCACGAGGATTTCCCCCTGGGAACCTTCCGGGATCAGGTTGATTCGGCAGCCGGATGCTTCAACAAACTGGTTCTGGGTAGACGGAAGACGATCAGCGGGAGCTGGTGATGATGTTCTGGCCGGCGCAACCTGGCCCGATCGAGACCGAGTGGCAGACCACGGTGGCCTTCTGGCTGATCACCCTGGGCGCCCTCCTGATCTTCCGGGTGCCAGGCCGGCAGGGAGAAGATCGGAAACCCAAGCAGGAGAGATACGATGGCAAGGCGTAAATTCAGAACCTCGATCCTGTCCCTGACGAGCGACTCCAGCTCGGCGGCGCCGGGAGCCCAGTGGGTCCCACCTGGCAGCGGCCGGATCGTCGGGGTCTCGGCCTATGTGGCAAGCGGGACGGTGGAATATCAGGGGATCGCCGGAGATCCCTGGGTGGACGTTCCCTCGGCCGGGATCGTCCTGGATGGGGATCTCGATCGGACTCGATCCGCGGACTGGCCCGTGTTCCGGGTCAAGGGTGGCGGCGCGGCCGTCATGCACCTGCACTGGAAACTGGAGGCCCACATCTGATGGAGGACCGATCGATGAAGAGCCGACTGATCACCTGGAGCCTTGTCCTCCTTCTGGCCTCTCTGCCGGCGGCCGGCCAGGTCAGGTTCATCGGGAGCCCCGGCGGTACTGACCACGGAAGTCTCGGCGGGCTGACGGACGACGATCACACGCAGTACCTCCTCGCGGCCGGGACGCGAGCGCTCTCGGCGAACTGGGACGCGGGGTCGTACAAGATCATCGCCGAGACCTTCGAGAGCGACGTCGTGATCGGCACCGCCCCGTTCACGGTCGCTTCTACGACGGTCGTCACGAACCTCAACGCGGACACGGTCGACGGCGAGTCGGCCTCGGCCTTCCAGGACGCCAGTGCCAACCTCGATACCTACGCGGGCATTGCACCCAGTGCCAATGTCCAAACGCTCCTCGGCGCGGCGAACTACGCGGCATTCAAAACATCGCTGAGTCTGAATAATGTAGAAAACGTTGCATTGTCCGCATGGGCCGGGTCTGGCAACATCACGACCCTCGGGTCGATCTCCACGTGCCCCGGTTTCACCAGTGCGGGCACTATTCAAGGAGCCACGCTCACAGATGGGACGATTTCCATCAATGGGGGCTCGGTCACCGGAACATGGGTTGACTTGGGCACGATCACCACTTGTGATATTGACGGAGGTACGATCAACGGGATTACGGACCTCGCGGTCGCGGATGGCGGCACGGGAGCGAGCACGGCGGCGGCCGCGCGCACCGCTCTCTCGGTCTCCAGCAACGTCCAGCGCCTCGCCTTCCACTGGAGCAACGGCGCGTCGCCGGTCGATACGTCGGAGATCGCCCGCAACCAGATCCCGGTCGCCGGGACGCTCACCGGCTATGATCTCATTTGCGACCAGTCTGCCACGGTGACCATTGACGTATGGGCGGACGCACGCGGAACCGCACCGGACAACTCCGACTCGATCACCGACAGCCACGAGCCTGCGACATCCGCAGCCGTCAGCGCCTACGACGATGACATCGCCGACTGGTCGGATGTCACGATGACCGCCAAGCAGTTCATTTACGCCAACGTGGACGCGAACGACAACGCGACCAGCATCACTCTATATCTCTACTTTGCGGAGACACACTGATGAGAACGCTTCTCGCTTTCATCCTCGTCGCCGGGGCCGCCGCCCACCCCCTCGACAACACGATCCTGCTTCCCGAAGGGCACCGCAAAAGCCAGCCCGAGCACGTCTGGCCGTCCGACATCGCCAAGGCCGGAGACCTCTCGGGCGCGACGATCAAGAACGCCTGCTGGGCGACCGAGGAGTGGGAAGACCTTCCGGCAAACGTCAAGGGCGTGAGGTTTATCAACTGCAACCTCGACAACCGGGGCAAGGCCGATGAAGAAGGGAATCAACTCGATGCGACCTGTACACGCCGGCGCTTCGGGACGTGGAAGAAGGCGGACGGCGGTGACGATAGAGTGTATCTGCTCGATAAGGGCGGCAAGCGGGTAAAGCCGTCAAGCGACGTTACCAATGACGACGCCAAGACGAGCCCGAAACCGACAGCCATAGTAGCGGAGCCGCGACCATGAAGCTTGCACTGATCCTCACTCTGATTCCGCATCTGCTCTTTGCCGCAATTGACGCCACAGCCGTTTGGGAGGTCCGCGCCAGCGGCAGCGCGACCAATGGGGGGTTCTACGTCAGCGGCGGGACCGACTACAGTCAGCAGGACGCCGCGCAACTTGCGCTCGCCGACGGTGCGACGGATGGGGCAGGTACTGGCCTGTCCAGCGCCACGGGCGGGTTCACGGCGGCAATGGTCGGCAATGGCGTCTATCTGACCGGAGGCGGCAGTACGACCGGTTGGTACGAGATCACGGTCTACACCGACACGAACAATGTGACTATCGACCGTTCTGCCGGTGCAAGCAAAAGTGGGATGACCGTCAACGTCGGCGGGGCCGTCACCTGCGTCGACGCCGTCTTCGAGGCCGCGACCGCTGGCAATACCTACTACATCGCCGCCGACGGGACTCATACGCTTTCGGCCTCTGTGATCGTTACGGAGGATGGTGAAGACGGCGCTGCCTGTTATATCGAAGGTTACAACTCCAGTCGAGACGACGATCCTACTGGCACCAATCGACCACTGATTTCCTGTGGGGCCAGCTATTACTTCCGCCCCGGTGACTTCTGGCACTCCTCCAATCTGCGGTTCTCGGGCTCAAGTGCGCACGTTTTCGAGATTGGCTCAAACGACAATCACGTAACCAATTGCTACGCCGAGAATACGAGCGGCACGGACGACAGGGATGCGTTGCTTGTGTCAACCGGTGGGGGCACTGTTCTCGGCTGCGAGGCGACCAGCACCAATGGTGAGGCGTTCTTCCTTGCGTCGGCGTCGAGCAACGCCATTGGATGCTACGCGCATGACAGCAAGTACGGGTTTCGGTTTTCTGTGGACTTTGCGCAGATATCCTTTTGCATCGCTGATACCTGTACCACTGGCGTATGGCTCGATACTGGCTCGGACGGGATCACCGTGCTGAATACGACGATGTACAACTGCACTACGGGCCTCGAAGCGCAGAGCGGGGAACGACTGTGTGTCGTCAATTGCTTGATCGACTCTTGTACGACGGGACTTTCGGCCACGACGGCCGGAAACGAGGACGCGCAATACGTTAACTATAATAACTACAACAATAACGGCACGGATACGTCCAACGTGGACAAGGGCGCGAATGCTACCAGTGTTGTCCCCGGCTTTAACGATGCCGCGAACGGCGACTTCACGGTCACCACGTCTGCTGTGGCCGAAACAGGGTTTCCGGGGGATATTGATGGGACCAACGTCGGGTATATCGGGCAAGGGGCGATGATTCCCCAAGATACCGGCGGCAGTGGTGGTGCAATGGCAGTAGGGTACTGACGATGGCTCTGAGCAAACGGACAATCGGAACGGCGAACACTGTGGCTCTTCTCGGGTGGATGGTCGTCTGCGGACTCGCGATCTGGGAGCAGACGGCGACCGGCCGGGAGGTCTTCGTTATCTGGCCGCTGTTCGAGAAAGTGACAGTCGGCCTCTTCGGGGCGTTTCTCGCTCTGCTGAGGACCGGCGGTACGGAAGACCCGACCCGGTAGGTGGCTCCGGGCGGTCTGGTGGTAACCAAGCCACGACAGGAGACGAGACGATGAGACGACTGAGAGACGCGATGGTGGTGGCGCTGATGCTGGGGGTCCTGGCCGTGGCGGCGGGTTGCCGCACGCCGAGCATCTTCAGCGGCAAGCCGGATCCGATGGATGCGGGACAGCACGGAGCCTTGACCCCGTCCGACATGGCGGCGGCGATGGTCGCGGCGAACAAGGAGAGTCAGGCAGTTCTCATAAAGGCGATCAAGCAGGAGCTGCGGGAGCTCCCGAGCGGCCTGCACACGGTCCCGGAGGGAGGCGGGTTCGGCGGCGCGGTCAACGCGAGAAGCATCCCGGCGCGTGAGGCCGACGGCAACATTGCCAGATGGCCGGACGGCTCCCCGATCTGTGTCGATCTGTGGTACGCGGTGCGTTCCAATATCCAGGAGGACATGCTTGACATCAAGGGCGTTGACGAACTCGGCCTCAAGTTCGGGGTGAGGCCGGAAGCCGACGAGACTTACGTCGCCGGGCTGTACGCCGTCACGGCGCCTGTCGATATCTTCCGGTGCAACGTCAAGCGGGTTGAGGGCGCCGGATGGGTCGACGAGAAGCAGTCCGAGATTATCGCGGCGAGAGCGGCAGAGCGGGATGCGATCCTGTCCCACCTGCCGGCCATGATCCGCGAGACCTACATCGGCCGCGGCAAGGTGATCGAGACCACGGCGGGTGGATTGGTGAAGGTGATCAAGACGAGCGGGGATACGGCGGTGGGGGTCCTGATGGCCCTCAGTCCGACCGGCCAGGTCGTCAACGGAGTCAGTGAAGGGCTCCGGATCGTGATCGCCGATCCGACTACCGGAGTCCCGCAGGTCCCGATCGACGTCGAGAACCCGGAAGGAGATTAGGTCCAAAGGCCGGGGCATCCGTTTGGTGCCCACCCTCTGATGCGGCGGGTGTCCCGGTCTCCTTCAGGAGCAGAGCGATGGAGCAGGTCAGAGAAGTCATCCAGGCAGGCGGAACGGGATGCGTCCCGGCCATTCCCCTCCAGAAGACTGCTGCCGACCTGGGCCGGCCCGGGAACCTGAAGGAAGGGGATGTGATCCTCTTTCGGAACGGGATCAGATCGAAGTGGATGAACGAGATCGTCAGAAGGGTCCAGTACGCCAGGCTGCCCCTCGACTTCCCGGCTCTCTCAAACGCCGGGGACAAGAAGGCGGTCTATCTTCGGCATCTGGCGGCCTCGTTCACCCATGCCGGGGTGGTCAGTTGCATGGCCCACACAGACCAGGGGCCTCTCTGCGTCGGGGAGATGACCCTGCCGATGGCTCGGGTGATCCCCTGGACCAGGAAGGAGGGCCAGCAGATCCTGGTCAGGGAGTGGGCGACGATCAACGGCGAGGGCCTGTGGTCGGCTCCCCATCGGGTCCGGCTCCAGGGGGTGGCCAGGGGAGCCCGGATCGATCGGGATCTCCGGGTCCCGTATGGGTTCCGGGAACTGGCCGCCTATGTGATGAACTGGGGTATCTTCAGGAGCGCGACCCGGGACGTCTGCTCCGGGAGGGTGATCTATTGGGGCCGCTACGCCGGCTTCGTCTCCGGGGAGCCGCCGAGCCGATGGTACCCGGCCCGGATCTTCCTCGACTCGGACTACTGGCTGACCCGGGAGCGATACGAGGTAATCGGATGAGCGGATCGAACGGAAGCAACGGATCGGGAACCCTCCACCGGACCAGACCGGCAGGGGGAGCGGATTTGGATCTGGCCGCCGCCATGATCCCCAGTGAAGAGGCGCTGACCGAGGGGCTGAACCTGGACACCCCTGACGGTCAGGTCGGGCTGGTCCTGAACTCCCTTCAGGTCCTGGCCGATCTCCGGACCAAGATCGGGGAGAGGCTGGGCAAGCACTACGATGGGAACCGGAAGGTCTACGCGGAGGCCGGATATCCGAAGACGATCGAGTATAAGGACTACTACGCCCGCTACCTGCGCCAGGATCTGGCCGGGGCGATCGTGGATGCCTACCCGGACGCGACCTGGAGGGATGACCCGAACCTCAGCGACGGGAATGATGACGAGACGACCACTTTCGAGGCCGACTGGCTGACGATCGTCCGGACCCAGCATCTCTACCACTACGTCCGGAGAGCGGACGTCCTGGCGAACATCGGGAAGTTTTCGGTCATCCTTCTGGGCCTGGATGATGGCGCGAAGCTGGAGGAAGAGCCAGCCAGGAGATCCGGGCCGGAGGGCCTGATCTACCTCCAGGTCTACGGGTACTCGAACACGAAGATCCGGGCGCTGGAGACCGACGTGAACTCCCCCAGGTTCGGACTCCCGGCCGAGTACACAATCTCGATGAAGAGGGCGACCGGCGGCACCACTGAGACGGTCGTCCACTGGAAGAGGGTGATCCACGTCGCCGAGGGCCTGCTGGAGAACGACTACGAGGGCACGCCCAGACTCGAGCGGGTCTACAACCGCATGATGGATCTGGAGAAGACGATGGCGGCCGCCGCCGAGGGGTTCTGGCGGAACGCCTTCCCCGGCCTGGCAGCGGTCAAGGACCCGAATTACGACTGGTCGAAGCAGACGCGGGATAACATCGAGCAGCAGTTCTACCACTACTTCCACCAATTGTCCCGGCTCCTGAAACTGGAAGGGGTCGATGTTAAGGAACTGAGCGCGAAGGTAGCGAATCCGAAGGCCCACGTCGAGGCGTACCTCCAGCTCATCGCCGGCGCCACCGGAATCCCAGTCAGGGTCCTGACCGGGAGCGAGCGCGGGGAGCTGGCCAGCAGCCAGGATTCCGACAACTGGAACGGGAGGGTTGATCGAAGACGGGCCACCTGGGCCGCCCCGGCCGTCCTCCTCCCGATGAAGGATCGGTTCGTGGATCTGGGGATCGTGGCCGAGCCATTGAACCCGAACGCGGTGAAGGCAGAGTGGCCGGCGGTCGAGGCGACGGACAAGGAGCAGGCCGAGGTGGCTGAGCGGCGGACGAAGGTCCTGACCAGCTACGCCTCCTCCCCAGGGGTCGAGTCGGTGATGACCCCGCGGGACTTCCTGGTCCGGATCATGGGTTTCGACATGGACGAGGCGGAGGACATCATCGCCAACGCCGAGCAAAACCAGGTGGAGGAGGAAGAGGAGACGGAGGAGATCATGGCCAGGACCCGGGTCTCGGCGCAGCTGCCTCCGGCCTCTCCCCGGAACCAACCGTCAGAAGGAGCACCGGTCGAGTGAGCCAGGCCCTTCAAGTATGCGATCATACCGATCGGGGGCATGCCCTCCTGATCCAGGGTCGGCCCAACCGGCTCCGGGCCAATGCAGTCCGGGTGCCTTTCGCTGCTTCCGGTCTCCATCTCCTGGCGGCGGACCCGACTCGGACCAAGACTCTCCGGGACGCATGGACCGCGGATGTCAAGCGGCGGTTCCGGAAGCTGAAGCAGAAGATCCGCCATGCGATCCTGGAGGATGACGTCCTGGAGCTACGGAATGCCTCCAGGCTCCACCCGATCAAGACCCTGGCCTTCAAGGGATTTACCCACGCATCCGACAAGGTCGATGAGTTCATGAGCTGGCTGAATGAGCAGGAGGACCTGGGAATCCTGGAGGTCCAGAGTCGGAAGGGCCGGACGATCACCGGCAGCTCGGCCTGGCAGAACAAGTACATCGATCACTCCTATCGGCAGGGCCTCCGGAGAGCGAACCAGGAGCTGAAGAAGATCGGGGTCGAGGGAGCCGACGCATCGGACCAGAACATCCGGACGGCGTTCGCCAGGCCCTTCCATGCGGATCGGGTCGGCCTGCTCTACACCCGGGCCTTCACGGAGCTGCGGGGGATTACCGAGGCGATGGATCGGCGGATCTCCCAGGTCCTGGCCGATCACCTGGCCCGGGGAGATGGCCCGAGAGTGATCGCCCGCGATCTTGCCAACACGGTTAACGGGATCGGGAGGAACCGAGCGATCCTCCTGGCTCGGACCGAGACGATCCGGGCTCATCACGAGGCCACGATTAACACTTACGAAGAGGCCGGGGTCCTGGGGGTCTCGGTCAAGGCCGAGTTCCGGACCGCCGGCGACTCCAGGGTCTGCGAGATCTGTTTTGGCCTTGAAGCGGCCGGGCCCTACACCCTGGAGCAGATCCGGCCGATGATCCCGGCCCACCCTCTCTGCCGCTGCGTCGCCCTCCCCCTCCCTCCCGGAGTGGAGCCGATAGAGGAACTGAAGCCGCCGAAGGAAGAGATCATGCTTCGGACCCGGCCTGCTCCATCGGAGACCCTGACCCGGCACCAGATCGGGTCCGAGACGATGACCCGCAAGGACGGGACCACTTTCGAGCGTCCGATCTACGAGTGGCGGGGGCCGGATGGGAAACCCCTGACCGGGGATCTCCTGGCCCAGGCGGAGGCCCTGAAGGTTCCCCCAGGCTGGTCGAACGCGAAGGCGACCTTCGCCAAAGACGCGAAGTATCGGTTCGAAGGGTACGACGCCGTCGGCAGGCTCCAGAGGCGGAGATCGGAGATCTTCATCGCCCAGCAGGACGCGAAGAAATTCGCCCGGGTCCGGCAGTTCAGCGAGGACCTCCCGATCATGCGGCGTCATGTGATGCGGGATCAGGCTCTGGGCCGACCGGAAGCCTTTCTGTTCGAGATGGAGGATCGCACCGCCATCCGGATCGGGAGCACGACCGACTTCAAGGCGAAGAAGAAGGCCTACGGACTGACCACCCTCCAGGGACGCCACGCGATGGTCCGGGGAGATGAGATTCACTTCGCCTTCATCGCGAAAGAGGGCAAGGTCCAGCAGGCGGTGATCAAGGATCGAGCCCTGGCCAAGTGGGTGGCGGAGAGGAAGGCGGCGGTCGGGCCGCGCGATCCGCTCTGGCCGGATGTCAGCGCCCAGAAGCTGAACTCCTATGTCAAGGAGGTCAGCGCGAAGAACTACACGGTCAAGGACTTCCGAACGCATCACGCCACCCGGATCGCCCATGATCGACTGGCGCCCTTTTCCGGGAACCCACCGACCGGGAAGGAGAAGAAGGCCCTGGTCAAGGAGGTCCTGGACGAGGTCTCCGGATTCCTGAACAACACTCCCAGCATGGCGAAGCGGTCCTACATCGACCCGAGCGTCTGGGAGATCATCGGAGGAGCGGACTGATGGCCTACTCGAAAGGCGGAGTCCTTCCTGAAGTCGCCGAGTCGGAGGCGGCCCTGGCCGACTTCCTGGATCGGTTCGAATACGTGGACCAGGAGACCGGGAACGTGATCAGCTTCCCGGATCTCCCTCTGGACACCAGCCCTGATCCGGACGGGGATCGGGAGAGGTAGAGATGCCCTGGACCACCAAAGATGTGGAGAGCAAGAACAAGGGTCTGACCCAGGAGCAGAAGCGTGCCTGGGTCCGGATCGCAAACGACTGGCTCCGCCGGCATCCCGGAGATGACGCCGGCGCCATCAGGAGGGCGAACGCGGCCATGAAGAAGAACATGAAGACCCAGGAAGTGGAGCGGACCCTGACGGTCCTCCGGGTGAACTTCTCTCCCCTGGTCCGGGAGGAGACCCTGGAAGGCCGGAAGTATCTGGTCTCCCCGATGGTGCTCCAGACCGAGGGCGTGGCAAACAACATCTTCTATCCGGGTGATGAGCTGGCAGAAGGGGCCGCGACCTATGATCACAAACCGATCGTGATCAACCACACCCTCTCCGAGGAGGGCTCCCCGGAAACCGCTACCTCCCCTGGGAACATCGAGCAGCGGAAGATTGGGATGGTTCTGAATTCCCACTACGAGCCGGGATCAGGAGAGCCGAACCCCGGCAAGCTGAAGGGGGAGGCCTGGGTCGACATCGAGAAGGCCCAGCAGGTCCAGGAGGGTCAGTTGGTTCTCCAGAACCTGAGGACCCAGAAGATGATGCAGATCTCGACCGGGGTCTACACGAAGGACATCCCGGAGACCGGGGCGTTTGCTGGCAGAACCTACAAATACGTGGCCACCCGCCATCGGGGTGATCACTTGGCGATCCTGCCCCATACAGAGGGAGCGTCGGCGGGAGTCGGCGTTCCGAGGCTGAACCAAAAGAAGGAGGAAGCGAACATGGAAGGAGTACGGGCCTGGCTGGATGGGCTCTCCGAGGCTGGGCTGGTCCTGAACGAGCGATCGTTCGGGGACACCGGCCGGGAGCTCCGGACGCTGGTCCGAGAAAAGCACCCATCGAGTCCGGGGCCTGACGGCCCAGTCCCGGACACGGGCATCGTCGACGTTTTCCCAGATCGGGTCGTGTATGAGGTCTGGGTCACCGGGAAGCCGAAACTCTTCAGCCAGGACTATCACGAGAACGAGTCCGGGGCACTGGAGCTGGTCGGCGATCCGACAGAGGTCCGAGTCCGGACGGAATACGTCCAGATCGGGCAGAGGCAAAATGAGGAGGCGCGAGACATGGACAAGGAAAAGGTGGTCGGTGAGATCATCGCCGCCGGCGGTCAGTGGACGGAGGACGACAAGGAAGGGCTGATGGCCCTGAACGAGGCCGTCCTGACGAAGGTCCACGCCCAGGTGACGGAGAAGCCGAAGGCGAACGCCGACGAAGAGCTGAAGCGGACCCGCAAGCCGGACGGCGAGAAGCCGAAAGCGAACGAGGAATCCCCGAAGCCGAAGACCAAGACCAAGGAGCCGGAGAAGCCGAAGGCGAACGAACAGGGCCCCGAGCCGAAAACGACGGAGGAATTCATCGCCGCGGCGCCGCCCGAGATCCAGGAGGTCCTCCGGGCCGGTCAGGCGGAACTCGGCCGGAAGCGGAAGGAACTGGTGACGAGCATCAAGGCGAACGAGGCGAACCCGTTCACCGACGAGGAACTCGGCGCGATGTCCATCGACCAGCTCCAGAAGGTCGGCCGGCTCGCCACCAAGCGGGACTACACGGGGCGCGGCGGAGGCGAACCCCCGAAGGCGAACGAGGAGCAGCGGCAGGTCCCTGAGATGCCGAAGATGGAGTGGGCCGTCCCGACCAAGTAGGATCTGGGATCGGGGTTCCGCTCCGAAGCGAGAGAAGGAACTGAAGAGAGAAAAGAGGAGTTCAAGAGATGGCTCTTACCACAGCACCCACGTTTCGACGGGTCCTGGTGAAGACCTACACCGAGATCTTCGTCGATGGCAAGGCTGGCGAGGCCAGCATCAAGCCGGGGCATCTGCTCTACCGGTCGGCGACGGCGGATGTCTTCAAGAAGCACGCGAGCGCGGGCCAGAACGTCTACGGCGTCTGGGTCGCCCTGATCGATTACCTCCAGGGCCGGGGGATCGTCGACGATGATGACGCGGACCGGTCCTACAGCCTGAACAACCGGATGCCGGTGGTTCTGCTCCGCCCGGGAGATCAGGCGTACTTCCGGATGAAGAACGGGACGAACTACACCTACGGGATGGCTCTGGAATCCGCCGGCGACGGCACCCTCCAGCAGCACTCGGAGGACACCTGGGCAGAGGCGGTCGGGGTGGATTCGTCCGGCAACCTCGGCAGCGGCACGATCTACACGAGGAACGTGGTCGGGATCGTTCTGATCGCGCTGAACCTCTCCAGCTCGTCCGGCGCCGACTCGTACCCGATGACCCTGGTCGAGGTGATCTGACCCACCCTCCCCGGATCAGTGGGGAGATCGAAAGAGAGAGCGAG